TTCCTCATTATTTTGATTTTCGATTCATGTCGACCACCCCCCGTGGCAGCTATGCAAAATCTTGGTGCTTCACCCTCAACAACTACAGTGAAGCCGAGTATCGCTCTATTATTGAGTGGGGAGCCTCACCTGGATGTGAGTACTTGGTCGTGGGCCGAGAAACAGGCGGCTCTGGAACGCCCCATCTCCAGGGATATGTGGTTTTGGCAGTGCGATCTCGCTTGCCGGCGCTTAAAAAAATTGCTGCCAGAGCACACTGGGCAGTCGCTCGAGGATCTGCAGCGGACAATCGAGTTTATTGCTCGAAAGAGGGATCCTTCCAAGAGTGTGGCACTCTCCCTCTCGTTGGACAGGGCAAGCGATCGGACATTGACGATTTTAAGTCATGGGTCGTTGCCTACCACGGGGAGCACGGAGTCCGCCCCCCTGAGTCTGCGATTGCTGTGGAGTACTCTTCACTGTGGTTGCGCTATCAACAGCGTCTGTTGTCCTTGTGCGAGCACCTGCTCCCGCCACCAAGCCTTATACCACCGGGGGCCACTTTAAAGCCCTGGCAGAGTGATTTAATGCAGGCTCTGGAAGAGCCCTGTGCCGATGATCGGTCAGTCCTATTTTATGTGGATTCAGAAGGTGGGAAAGGAAAAAGTTGGTTTTGTCGCTATGTTTTGACTACTTTGGGCAAAAAGGTGCAGCTGCTGTCTCCAGCCAAGCGCGATGACTTGGGGCATGCTATTAACGTGGAGTGTTCTATTTTCTTGTTTAACGTTGCTCGTGGGCAGATGGAATTCTTGAGATACGAAGTATTGGAGAGTCTGAAGGATCGTACGATCTTTTCTCCCAAGTATCAGAGTCAGATGAAGATTTTGTCTTCGTGTCCTCACGTTGTTGTGTTCTGCAATGAAGAACCAGACATGACAAAGATGACGGAGGATAGATATTTAATTGAACGTCTTTAGGTTATTGATTTCCAATAAACGACTGTTCGACTGTTTTGATTTAGTCGATCAATGTTCGGGAAAGCTTGAGCCACCGTCGGCATGTTGTCCGACGTTAGTGGATTGCACCACCATATCCAAACAATCGGATACGTCCCTACGGTATCCGTATTGCTTGCAAATGAGAATGTCTTGTTGAGTTTCATGTATCCTTCCACTTTACGGTACCAGTTGCCTTGCTCAGTAAGGCCGATACCCTCGTCGCTTGTTCCATATCGCGCGAAAAGCGGGAACTTCTTGTGGAACAATACCGTCATGCGTTCCGTCGCCAATGACAGACATGACTTTCCAAAGTCATATTCACTACCTGTGACGTAGTTGTTGAAAGCCCGACTGCGAGTGTCATTGTCCGCAGTCACTTGACTAAATTCACGAAAGAAGAATGGACTAATATGAGCCAGGGCTTCGGCAGAAGTCCAGTTTCCACTGTTGCTTGATCCTCTCAGTTGTACTGCAGCGAAATGCACGTCTAACGACATTCCAGGTAATGGCGGTGTAGATAGCGGTCGCAGCATGTTATGGAATTGCCAACAGTACTTGATTCCACTGATGTGGATACGGTTGGATCGTCGTCGGTTAGGCTCGGTTGTGCCGAATCTAGCCAGTTCGAGAAGCCTAATGTTCAGTTGCCCAATGTTAGTTGGAGTCCCCAAAGGCGCATTGATGACTTCTTGACCGTTTGCCTGTTGACGGGCAGACCGTACACGTCTACCGGCACCCCATCCGCGAATTGCTTTGCGAAAAGATGATTTTCTGAAAGCCCGTTGGATCTTGGTAGCGGCGTTAGCCGCCATCATGCCGCCTCGAACGACTCGCCGTGCGACGTTGTAACGGGTTCTGTAACGTCTGTACGCCATGCCGATGCGCGTCGCGGCGCGCCCATAACGCACCATTGATCGGGTCGCGTAAGGGACCATCATTTTCGGGCGCGCCGGTTTATGAGACGTGTGCTGGAACAGTATTACCCAGCACACTTCGGTTCCGGTTCCTCATTATTTTGATTTTCGATTCATGTCGACCACCCCCCGTGGCAGCTATGCAAAATCTTGGTGCTTCACCCTCAACAACTACAGTGAAGCCGAGT